CATTCATTTGATTTCCCATCCTCTTTTCAACTCTTCTCTTTTCAACTCTTCTCTTGACTTTTGTCTCTTGTCTCTTGTCTCTTGACTTTGTCTCATAGTCCCGATAGTGTATCAGCCAAACCCGAGGGCGGCCACCAGCGATGCTGACTCCCTTACCCACCCGCAATCAAAGGACACTATCGGATGATTGCTAATCACCGAATCCGATGAAGGTTACCCTTCGTCAGTCTCGTCCTTGGACACCGAGTCCTGCGGCATGTCACTGTCATTGGCCTCGGGCGGATTGTTCAGTTCGGGATAGGGGAGCTCGGCACCCTCCATCTCGGCCTGCGCATTGGCCGCGACCTTGGCAGCCAGATCTGCACGTTCCTTCTTACGGGCCAGAACCTCGGCGGCACGCTTCTTGGCACGCTCATCCTGCTCAGCCTTGCGGGCTTCGAAGTCTGCACGCTGCTTCTCAACCGATTCCGGATCGGCGTGAAGTGCCCACATGAGACCCATTACGAATCCAGCTTCCGGACCTTCCAGGCTCCTGCACAGGACTTCCATTTCCGGGCACTGCCCATCGATGGCTTCCTTCAACTCGCGCATCTTGCGGAGATGCATCTGCGGCTCGAACTCCTTGCCCTCTGCAGCGGCACCGGCACGTTTCGCAGCCCGAATCTCCTTGACACGCTCATTGACCTTGTTTGCGAACTCCGCGGCTGGCTCCAGCATCGCTGCCTCGACGAAGGCTGATTGCTCTTCCTCGGGAAGTTTTGCCAGGGCATAGGCATTTGCCAGCCGGATCTTGCCACTGTCAATCAGGGCCATGACTTCCGGATTCGTAATCTTCGACAGCGACAGACGCTGCTGAATCCATGTGATCGACACGGAGAGCTTGTCAGCCAGCTCCGCTTCGGTCAGCATCGGATTCAGGTTCATCATGCGCTTCAGGTGACCCGTGAACTCCGAGGCCTTGGTGTCTATATGCAGGAGATTGCCAATCGTCTGGGCTTCCATGACGCGGGCATCATCCATGTCAACGATCTGGGCCGGAATCTCATCGAGGCCAGCAGCACGGGCGGCAGTCGTCCGGTGCAGACCTTCAATGATCTCGTATCCCTTCGAACCATCTTCCAGGGTACGCTCACGGAGCAGAACGGGATTCAGAATCCCAACGCCCTTGACCGATGCCACCATCTCCTGGAACTTGGCCGTATTGGTCTCCACCGTGCGGAGCGCAATGGGGGACTCGTGAATCTCCGACAACAGAACCTTCTTCAGTTTGCTACTCATCAGTATATTCCTTATACTTGCTTCTGATACCTAATCAACCTCTTCATCGTCTCTCGTCTCTGCTGTTAGTGATGCATAATCACCTCCCTGTTAGCGACCAGGCATGATTCTCGATCGTTGTAATCAAGGTTAATGATCCCGAATCACAATTTCACCTTGATTCGATACCGTTCGGTATCAAATCATGCCATGCGACTCGCGCTTTTATAGTGCGCCCGTACATCTATACATAGACAAAAAGCCAGTCAAAAGTATAATAAAAAAACTAAAAACCGAAATAATGCACTATTCTATATAGCGTACTATTATTCTTCTTCTCTTTTCTTTTTTATTCTTTTCACCATATAAACAGCATAAAGTCAGTAAGCAGTTTTAATTATACTTTTGGGCCGAGAATAAAATTATACTTTTTTTAATTATACTTTAATGCCCGTTTTTGTCTATATATTGGTAAGGAAGGCTTATACCTATATTCAGTATGATTTGATTGGGCACGCTATGAATGATTATTTGACATTATTAAAGATTAGGTATCGAATCATCAGTGATTCGGAATCATGGAAGGACTGATATGGTCACAAAGACACAAGCAATACAGCGTTTCCTTGAAGCAAAAGCCGTATCAGGTTTGGGATCATTATATACACCCAATATGGAATGCCAGGTCAACGTTGCCGCTGATGGCGGCGAACCTGTGACGAACGAGTATCGTGGCAGAAAATGGACAGGATACACAGACGGTGTTACTACTTGGAAGTCCTTCCGTATCCCATATAATGCAGCCACTGATCCTGAGTATCGAGACACAGGCATGTCTTTTGACTTGGAACGTCATGCTGAAGCTATAGGTATGACAGGCTGGGACTGGGTTGATCTTCAATCAAGATGGGTAGCCTTCGACTTTGATGATATAGCTACACATGGGAGTAAGCGGGCATTAAGTGCTGACGAGATGCAGGAGCTCGTTGATGTAGCATCAGAGGTGAAATGGGTAACCATCCGCAAATCTACATCAGGACGCGGACTGCACCTGTATGTATTCATCAATGAATCACCGGTGATTAAGAATCATACTGAGCACGCGGCACTTGCTCGCGCAGTCCTCGGCAAACTGTCAGCTGTAACTGGCTATGACTTCTCCTCACGTGTAGATGTGTGCGGGTCTAACATGTGGGTCTGGCACAGAAAAACAGGTAACAGTGATGGATTGACTATCATTAAGGAAGGCAGTCCATTGGAGGATATCCCAATCAACTGGCGTGACCACCTGAATGTGGTAACCAGCAAGACCCGTAAGATACGACCAACGGCCATTGACGAGAACAATACACAAGGATCATTTGCAGAGCTTTGTGGGCAAAGGCCGCGCGTCAAGCTTGATGATCAGCACAAAGCATTGATTAAGTATCTTGAGGAAAATGACTGTACCTGGTGGTGGGACAATGACAACTGGATGCTGGTTACCCATACATTGCATCTGAAGTCTGCCTTCACAGACTTGGGGCTTCGAGGCTTTTTCGATACAACATCATCGCACTCTTCACCGCATAATTGCTTCGCTTTTCCAATGAAGGATGGGGCATGGTCTGTACGCAGATATACAATAGGTGTGGACGAGCATACTTCATGGAGCCAGGACCCAAATGGCTGGACAGGTTGCTATTACAACAGGGTTCCGACTTTTGAATCAGCCTGCCGGTCCTTTGAAGGTATTGAAGATCCGTCTGGTGGATTCGTTTTCCGTGATGGTGCAGCTGCATCAGAGGCAGCCCGCTTGCTAGGTGTTGATCTTAATCTACCGATGCCTCAGGTCGGCCGGAGATGCAGGATCAAACAACACAAGGACGGTCGGCTGATTGTTGAGATTGACTATGACTCGATGGACCGTAGTGATAACATGAGAGCCTGGCTGCAGAAGAACAAGATTTGGACGCGAATGTTTAACACAAAGATGCCCGATCCAACTGAGCCTGAGCTTAGTACATACGATGATCTGGTAAGGCACATGGTCACTGAGTCAGGTGAGGACTATGGATGGGTAATCAGGTCAGACGATACGTGGAAGCATGAGCCCCTTACGCACATTAGAATTGCTTTGACAGGCCTGGGTCTCAATTCCCGCGATTCGCAAGTTGTCCTTGGTTCCTCTGTTTTCAAATGCTGGACCATAGTCAACAAGCCTTTTGAGGAAGAGTATCCAGGGAACAGGGAGTGGAATCGAAACGCAGCCACGTTCCGATACAAACCAACACAGAATCTGGATAATCTGGTTACACCATATTGGGACAGTATCCTCAGCCATATTGGTGAGTCTCTCGACGAGGCGTTAAGGGAAAATGCCTGGGCCAAAGCTAATGGAATCAGGCGAGGTGCTGACTATCTTAGATGCTGGATTGCTTCGCTCCTTCAGAAGCCACTGGAGCCATTACCATTCCTGTTTCTGTATGGACCACAAAACAGTGGAAAGTCAATAATGCATGAAGCCATCTCTTTACTCCTTACAAAGGGGTACTGTAAGGCCGATCAAGCATTAACCAGTCAGTCAGGTTTTAATGGTGAACTGGCGGGCATGATACTGTGTGTCATAGAGGAAGTAGACATAGGCCGGTCTAAGACTGCATACAATAGGATCAAGGACTGGGTGACGGCCCGTGAGATGTCAATCCATGAGAAAAATCAGACGCCATACCATATCCCGAACAGTACCCACTGGATACAGATTGCCAATGACCATTCCTATTGTCCAGTGTTTCCTGGGGATACACGTATTGTAACTTGCTATGTGCCTGATATCAATCCCCTGGACCTTGTACCGAAAGGTCTACTGATTAGAAAGCTCGAGGAGGAGGCATCTGACTTCTTGGCCCAGATGCTTTCTCTTGAGATACCTGAATCAAATGACCGCCTCGGGCTTCCAGTCATTACCACAGAGGATAAGAGCGTGATGCAGCAAATGAATCGAGCACCACTCCATCAGTTCATTGCTGAGAAAATAAAGAATGTAGATGGATACTGGATCAAGTTCTCTGAGTTCTATGACCAACTTCAGAAATGGTTAGACCCTGATGATTTTGTCAAACATACGAAACAGTTTGTGGGCAAGAATCTACCACCCCAATTCCCTAAAGGCCGGAATCCAAGAGACTCTCAATTCTATATAGGCAACATGGCCTGGATCAACCAAGATACCGAGGAGAAGAAACCAAGGTACATTCTTCGTGGAGCTAATCTAGTGCCACGAGAGGCCAATGATGCCCAGCCTACCGATGGTAAGGTGGGAGGTGATCAATGATTCGTGATGTACTAGATAGGTTGGACATGGAGGATCGTAGACTACTGTCCTACGCTCTTGACCATGATCTCTCGCAAACTGTAAAGCTGCCTCAAGGGAAGTTTGTTGGTATCAATATTCATCCAGGGGCAAATATGGTGATTGAGGAACAGGTTGGTAATTGGTGCTATGGTAGCTACAGAGGAGAACAGAGATGAAGATGTATCATCATGAGATTGCTTTGGCTTTATTAAAGATTGGCCCATTCAGCTACGATGATATCCTTAACACTCTGCTAAGTGGTAAGAGTGTTGATGTTGTGATACAGGCCATCGATGAAAGCGGACGCATTGGCCTAACTCTGAGTAAGGAGACACCCATGATTGAAGATCAACACAGGGATCTGGTGAGCGAGTTAGCTAAGGATGGTGCAGCTATCGATACCGAGACTACATTACAGAAAGCCCATCTGACACATATGGCTCTCGGTGTGGCGGGTGAGGCCGGTGAGATCGTTGATGCAATCAAGAAGCATACAATCTACGATCAACCACTGGATTTGGAGAACGTGATTGAGGAGCTGGGTGATCTGGAGTTCTACATGGAAGGCATTCGGCATTGCCTCGGCCTTACACGAACCCAGACACTGGCTGCCAATATTGAGAAGCTTCGGAAATGGTATCCAGCAGGGTACACAAGTATCACGCAGCAGAAAGGTTAGACAAGATATGAAGCTGATACATCCATTTGCAAGTATAGTTGACATTTCAGTGAACCCACTGGAGCTGATTGAGATGGCAGGCCGTACCTGCTATAAGAGTGAGAGCAAGATTACTCCAACATCCAGTGAAGCCTTCGTCAAGAAGATTATTGAGCGAGGGCACGAGGCCGTACTAGAACATCCTGTGGCTACTGTCAGGTTCATCATTGATCGCGGCATCAGCCATGAGATAGTTCGACACAGACTGGCGAGCTACTGCCAAGAGTCTACAAGATACTGTGACTATGAGGGTGGTCACGTCACCTTCATCATTCCATCCTGGGTGAACATCGCTCCTGGGGTCTATACCGATTTGCACTCCTTCAATGGCATGTATCGACTGTGGGCAGAGTCCTTGTGGATGGCGGAATCGGCATACAAGGATCTCAGGCAGCTCGACTGGTCACCACAGCAGGCCAGATCAGTGCTTCCTAACAGCCTGAAAACAGAGATTGTTATGACCACCAACTTTCGTGAATGGCGACATTTCTTCAAACTACGTACATCCTCTGCAGCCCATCCACAGATGAGAGAGGTGACAATCCCTCTGTTGAAAACCTTCCGTGAGTTGGTGCCTGTTGTCTTTGATATCGAGGTGGCCAATGGGTAAGCTATTGTTACATCCGAACCATCCACTCTGGTCTGGTGGGCCTCACCCACGCTGCCCTGTTTGTAGGCGGGAGATCCTGCCACTGACTCCAGTGGTCGAGGTACCGGAGGTCATTGATGGTATATTGATGGTCATGTATCTGCATGAGGAGTGTAAGTGATGAAGCATCTATTTGTCGGTGGGGTAGCCGATGGTGAGTGGATTGAGATGCACGAGGCTGTGGATGTGGTCAAGATCCCGGGTCCCATTGGAAGATCGTTGGATATAACAATCCCGCTACCAGTGTCGGATATTTTTACAACAACCATATACAAGCGACTACCAATCATAGTAAACGGTGAGCAGATCATACTCTATATTGAATACGGTAAGTCTGCCTATGATGCTTTTGGGAGACTGTTCAAAGGATACAGTCCAAAGCTGCCGGAGGTAGAAACAGCCCTTGAGTTAGCACAATCTAACATTGACAATGAAAGATGTAGGCAAGCTATTCGTGTCATTAGGGGTGAGATATATGATGCCTATATCCAAGGACAACAGACAATCATAAGCATGATAAGGGACATACTGAAATGACGAATCTGGAGATCCTTAATCATGCACGCAATGTGCTTAACTTTGCCTATATGCACCGTAAGATGGTGGAGACAGTGATGCACAACATCGAGGCTAGTATGTTGTATGGGCCAAGGGCAAAGCTGAGGACAGTCGATTGGGAGAAGATCTCCGATCCTGGATTGTCAGACTATACTGAGGCAGACTTCAAGATGGCTTTGATTGCAATACAGAGTGGATATGTCGGAATAGTTAGAATGATGAACTAAAAGGAGAAGTGATGGATACTAAGTCTGAAGCCAAGGAAGCCAAGGAAGCCAAGGAAGAAGGAAGCCAAGGAAGCCAAGGAAGCCAAGGAAGCCAAGGAAGCCAAGGAAGCCAAGGAAGCCAAGGAAGCCAAGGAAGCCAAGGAGAGGCAAATGTCACCGTCCTGCTTGCCTCTGTCCTCTATTTCCATGACCGGAGAGACGAGCTGGCCCCCACCCTCGATTGCCAATCATGTTAAGTGGCTTCGGGAGAGGGTGAGGATGCTCCAGAAGCATCCGGATGGGAGACAGGGAGCAGAGTTGCAGGCACGGTCCGAATGGGTTTTGAACATCATTTGCCACCGAGATAAGGTGACAGGTATTAGGATTAAAAAATGTTGAACCCATTGGTTAATTACAGAGGAGGCAAACGAAGGATCATTCCGTGGATTCTTGAGAGTCTGCCTGAAGGTTCAACTTACATCGAGCCATTTGGTGGCTCTTGTGCTGTTCTTGGAAACAAGAAACGGGTGGCAAGGGAGATCTACAATGACTTGAATCCACGGATGATCAATCTGCTTCAAGTTATCCAGAAAGGCCCACAGAGGCTGGAAGAGCTGATGATCTGGTCTGTCAATGCTAAGGAGCAATTCATATCTTTCGAGGCGTCGATGGATGGCGTTGGACCAGAGGCGGCTTTTGCTTACATATACCGGAGCCGATACTCTTTCTCCTCCCTTTGTGAGTACTGGGGGCGCGGGAAAACTGTCAGTGATCTGTCTGATAGAATCCCTCTTCTTTGGGCCTGGCATGAGAGATTACAGGGAGTGACCGTCACCAGCCAGGATGCCCTAACCCTTTGGTTAGATTATCCTGATACAGTTATCTATTGTGACCCACCATATCTCTGCACCAGAGACCCTTACCAAACAATGGCCGGAGGCTTTGGGCAGAAGGAACATAAGAGGCTCCTTGACAGGCTCTTCGCTCAACCAAACTTTTTCGCTGTAAGTGGGTACCCAAGTGATCTCTATGATGGATACCCCTGGACAAAGGTAAAAGACTGCAAGGTTGCAACTACACTCTCTAAGTATCACAAGGACAGTAAAACAGTCGAAAGACTGTATGTGAGGCAGCCATGATTGATGACGAAAGATGCCCCGAATGTGACGGGCAGATAGAGCAGAGAGTAGGGCAGACTGATGAGGGATATGGTGACTACCTCGTCTGTGTGAATTGTGGACATGTGTTTGATTTCAACCAACAAGGGAGTGATGATGAGCAAGAATCTTACTAATCTATTTGATGAACTGGATCAGGAGACTGAGAAGGGGACCACTGGCTTTGTCCGTGCTCCCTTCGGATATGCCGGTTCCAAGCTTCGTTCTATGCACCTGATACTTCCAATGCTCCCATATACTGACAAGTATATCGAGCCGTTCGGAGGCTCTGCTTCTGTTCTCCTGAACAGGAAGCCATCGAAGATGGAGGTGTTCAATGACCGATATGCTGGTGTGGTGGCTTTCTATCGATGTATGAGAGAGGAAGAGTTGACACGGAAGCTCGTTGCCTGGGTGGAGATGACCGTCCACAGCAAAGAGGATTTTATCTTTTGTCAGCAGACCTGGCAGGATGTGAATGATCCTGTAGAGCGAGCAGGCCGATGGTTGTACATGATGTCATACTCATTCAGTGGGGTAGGTCGTAACTGGGGACGGGCCAAAGACATATCACCAGTAGCTGGGAAGCTCACTAACCGTATCCCACAGATATGGGAAGTGCATCGACGCTTCAAAAGGGTGCAGGTGGAGAATCAGGGCTGGTACGAGTGTATGACGTACTATGATTCACCGGAGGCAGTTTTCTACTGTGACCCGCCTTACCTGCTGACAGACCTGGGGGCCTACCGTTACAGCATGTCTATGGCTGACCACAAAAGATTCCTGGATACTGTGTTTCAGTGTCAGGGATTTGTTGCCGTGAGTGGCTACCCACATGAACTGTATGACAAGTACCCTTGGTCAGACAGATACGAGTATCCAGTGTTGGTGACCTCACGAGGGTCTGAAGGGACCAAGTTAGGCCAGGGACGGAGTAGGGCTACGGAAGTGTTGTGGATTAAAGATTAAGGAGAAGAAGTCATGAAGCCAATAACATTTGATTATGTCAACACTGTTTTTGCAGAGAATCAGCCAGAGTACCTGCCTCTTCCAGCACACAAAACAGAAAACGGCCTGGTAGTTACCTGTTGGGAGTTAACGGTAAGGGAAAGGATTAAGATACTTTTCACAGGAAGATTATGGTGGACAACTCACACCTTCAACCACCCACTGCAGCCACAATCAGCATCCATTGATAGTCCATTTGCAAAGGAGAAGAAGTCATGAGCGTAGATACTGTTGATCAGGTTGAAAAAGAGAAGGTTGTCCACTATCAGGCCCGTCATTGGAATGGGAACCAGGTCTGTTCGATAGACCTGGAGACCTCAGGGCTTGACCCTCTGATACACGAAATCCTTCAGCTTGCTATCCTGCCTTTAGATCAATCTTACAAGCCGAGGAGAGATGTGCCTCCACTGTATATCAATATCCTTCCGGAGAGCCCGGATTGTGTAGACTACAAGCACATCAGCAGGAAGAAGTATCTGGCAACAGTGGCACATGGTTTTCATGTGGAGTCGGCCAAAGAGGTGTTCTATCAATGGTACAAGAAGTTGAGGCTACCTGTGTCAAAGTATGGTAGGCCGAAGAGAATCATACCACTTGGCCACAACTTCAACGCCCATGACAGAAACTTCCTCCTTAAGTGGCTCGGACGCGAGGAGTATGATCTCTTCTTCAGTCCTCTAGCGAGGGATACAATGACAGCCAGCTTGTTTGTCAATGACCGTGATGACATGCACAATGAGGATGTACATATCGTGAACCTCACGCTAACGGCAACAGCTCGGAGACTAAATATCGATACCTTCGGTGCCCATGATGCCCTCATCGATGCCAAGATCACAGCCGAAGTCTATCACCGACTCACGAAAATGGGGGTCTTTTAATACCTGTTGATTGACTGGGTGGCCCATGTAGGCATTGAAGATGCGAAAAAACCTTATGCCAAGCAGTTGACCAACAGTCAGTGCTAGGTGTAAGGTTTTTGGTGTGCGGGTATATGTGGTGGGTTTGAGGACTAATGGATTGATTCGGAGGACATTCTTCTCGCCTTTCTCCTGTGCGAGAGTGCCAAAGACCTTAATCACTGATTCTGGTATCTCAGGCCGAGGTACATTATCCTGCCAGAAAGAAAACACTTTCCCTCTTTCCAGTGCCTCTGCTGGCACCTGCTCAATAGCATAGTTGATGGTAAAGATAGGCCAATCCTGGACCAGATCATCAGCAGTCACATCATCATCCTTTGCTCCGAGGTAGTGGGCACGGTTTGAGATGATGTAGATTCCTTCATTGAACCACTCTCGGTAGGGGTCAAAAGCAGAGATGTCTTGTGATCCCTCCATCCACTGGTTCTCAGCAACCTGGACCAGACCCAACCTGCTCACTTCTGCCAATTCTGCTTCCGTTGGCCTCCGTATGGCGATCCACCGCTTCGCTGCACCTTGTCCAAACAGTCTGATATTGTTCATAACCTTCTTCCCTTCTTTTCTGGCCTTGACAACTCTTGTGGTGCCAGGCTCCCTAATCATGCATTTTTGGCAGTCCAGTCTCCTTATCCTCTTCTTCTTTGCACTACAGGACATCACACCCAAAGGGCCACAACAGGGTCGCTGGATAGTGTGAAAGATACGGAATCGACAGTCCGGTATTGCTACCTGGAGGACCAAAGGATCTCCGGTCGGCACGTAACCCTCTACAGACCCAGGTCGGGATAGCAGTAACTTGTCACCTATTACCTTATTCACTAACTGACACTCCAGTAAGCTCATCTACCGTGCCTGCAGGTGCAGTCCTGTCACTGAAGGAGAATGATCCAAATGGACTACTGTTCGTCCATCTGGAGGTGACAACATATGATGTCCCGTTCCTCTTCAGATAGACCTCTACCTGGAAGATGCCACCACCCTCGTCTGTGATAAGTATTTGCTTGGTTACAGTATTGAGGCCCGCTTCTACTAACCTGTATCTCCAGGCACTCAATCCTTCATCCCAGATGCACTCAACAGTATCATTCCCCCAGTACGTCCAGAGTCCTGGAAATGATGTGCTGTCAACACCGAGGCGTCCAGTGAAGGTTACGAAGAGGTTGTCAGGTATTGTTCCAGAGGTCTGACAAGTCTGGCTCTTAATCAATGATCCACCATCCTGATAGGCAGCTACTAGGCAGTACTCACCAAAGATCTTGATATTCATCACTAGAGTCCCGGTCCACTCTCCCTCGACCAGATAGGCCGAGAATGAGGTAGCTGTCCATCCTGACACGTGATCAAGCTCGTCGGTAGATACACTCAGGATCTCTGCATAGGTAGATGCGTGTGTACCTGCTGGGTGGGCCGGCATCTGGTCTCCAAAGGATTTGTATCCTATTGTTTTGGGCACAAGCAAGACAAACACCCATCCATTGAAGGATGTATCAGTAGAGCCTCCCTTAGTCATCGTGAGTGTCAGGTCAAATGATTCCCCATCAAAGTCCCCATCCTCTTGTATGTCAATTTCAAGCTCACTCAAATGGTATGCATCATCAGTCTCAATGGTCTGCTGGATAGCCTGATCACCAATACCGGTGATCGGGAAATCAGGACTGGACACAGGAATATTGCCTACAGAGAGGACGTCCAAGTTGCCTACAGCTTCTTGCGTCCCGCCTACAATAACCAATGTTGATGCATGGTCACCCTCCGAGTCAAAGAGGATGGAGGTAACAGCATTACCATCTGTGTCTACAATCTTGTCCATCGGGTCTGTGGAGTTCAGTCTTATTGGCCTGCTCGTTTCAGCTGGTCCATCCGTGAGGGAGATGCTGAACCCCGTTCCGCGAGTTACAGAGAGGGGGTAGGTGACCCAAGTAATCCCTGTATCGGTCCCGGTAATCGTGACTGCAAGTCTGGCTGTCCGAACAGACTTGTACTGGCCTCCGATGGATAATCCACCTGATACCTCAATGGTAGCCAGCTGGTCTCCTGCACCGTCATCAATATTAACATCAGTTGATGACCAGACCCCATTTCGTACATCTAGTCTTGCCAGTGCAGTAGTAGAGTCATACAATATATCATCTGTATCAGTCCTGTCTGTGAGGCGTATACGTGGTGTCCCTGATCCATCCCAGGCAATGTACCCACTATCATCTCGGACCTCTACAGTCAATGCTTGACTTACACCACGTACAAAAGACTGATTGGTAAGTATCTGGTAGCTGTAAGTGTCTGTGTCTTGATCTACTGGATCAGTTGAAGGATCATCATCTGAAGGATCAGAGAGCACTTCATCATCAGTCTCCTCAACACCATCTGTTGGATCCTCAGGGGGTGTATCTGAGTCGTCCACAACACCATCACCATTCCATACATCTGGATCGCCTGTCCAGGCATCCTCGTCCTCAATAGGTTGTCCACCAGTTGATACACCCATCAGTGAGGCTAGCCGAACCTTCATCTGGATGGAGTGTTGTTCAGTGTTATGTGAAAGTGCTCTAACGAAACCTTTAATGGCATTTGTACTCAGTACGTCTACATCCACGGAAGCAACATCATAAGGGTCGATAGGTAATGTCTCCAGAAAGTTGGAGAGGATGATCTCACGCCAGGCATTGGAGTACATGTACCCCCAGTAGGCCACTGTCTGCCTGACCAGTTTCCGGACAATGTAGATGAAAACATCTAGCTCCTCTTCCATCAGTCCGTACTTATCAATGTTTCTTTCATAGGTCTCTGTGAAAGCGTCCCTATCTGAGTCATCTGGAGTCCATTTGGCAAGAAGCCGAGTCTTGATATCTTCAGTCAGGGTACTGGTCAGCTCAAGGCTCTTATACTCGGTATTGGTTTCATCAACAGTGATGTCTGCATCCCAGTCCCTAGACAGGTACTTGATAAAGACCTTTCCGTCCCTGATGACCATTGCACAGCGACCAAGGAAGGCTACCCTCTGAGCCAACTGGATAGCTGATGGCTGGTCATAGACAGTGTATGCTACAGGGTAGGCAGAACTTCGCTGGAAAGTATCCGTGAAAGATGCAGAATCAGGTGTGAGGGAAGTGTAGTTATTGATCATCCATGACAGACCTTGGATGATATTATTACCAATACTGCTTCTCAATGTGACATAGATACCGGATTCCCAGTTCTCACCTAATCTAAACTCCAAAGGGTCATCAACCTCTAATGCAGTAATGGTGTGCCCTGCTAAGGACATGCTCAGATACTTTGTATAGTAAGACATGGGTACCGGCACGAAAGTACGCTTGCCCTCGATGGAACGATAAGCATACACACCGCGGATCTCAAGGGACTGAACCAGATTAGCGACATAGAGGTCACTGAAGGTATTCTCCGCAAGGATCTCTGCTCCCTCTTTGATGGAGAATCGATCAGGTGGCATAGCAGCACTGGCAACTACCACATCTACATTGGGTATGAACCATGTTCGGTTGCCACTTCTCCTGACAACTGTATCAGCATGATAGGTTTCCGGCCATGAGGAACGAGGTAGAGGCGCGGCCTCCAAAAGAGTGTAATCCTGTGGGTCAATCCGGTGCTCTAGAGTCTCACCCTTTTTCCTCCAAGTCTTGAGGAAGTAGCACTTATTACCCATCTGATATACACACTGGTTAACCATGTACCCAGATCCAGGTATCCCTGTGAACTGGACAAGACAGTAGAGTCCTACTAGCCTGATGGTCGGGTCACTGATCCAGAGTATCGAGGCATCCTGTCCGTCTACCGTTGCAAACTCTTCCCTATCAGCTATAGTCACATTTGTATAGTATGGAAGATTCTTTGCAGCAATAGTGAACTGCTCACCATAGAATGTACCATTGAATCTGATGCCACCTATGCGAACATTAGTATTTATGCCCTCTGGTGGCCTACGGCTGTCGTCACTAGCATAGTGGATAATGTTCTGGACACTCCGGTAGGGCTTCGATAGTGTAGCCTTGTAAGACTTCCGAATCTGTACAGCACGAGAGTGGAGTACATTCCCAAAACAAATTGGCCAAGGTACACCAACAGCATCAGGATGCAGATTTTCTACATCACCCTCCTCTGGGGCATAGCCGATGTTTGCACTCTCATAGATAGACTCCACATTGAATGACAGTTGACGAGACCCCTCACTCCACACAATATCCCCGATGATTCGACCAGTGATGATTGGAACCTTCTCAGAGATGCCACCAAAGGACTGATAGATGGTACATGGCAGTCCCTCGATCTGGTCAGTATTGTACTTAACCTTCAGGCTACCGTCAATGTCATCCAGGACCACTGACACATTCTGCATCTCACCAATCATGCCGAGGCGGACCTCGGTCTGCACAGTCGAGGCATCCAGTATCTTGTCATTGTCTGTATATGTTACAGTTCCACCTATCCAACCTATTTCAATGGTTGTATATGGGGAGGTACCGATGGCTGTATCAATTTGTGTCTGTACATTGGCATGGATTGTTTTCATACTACAGGACCTTCAATTCATATCTCACGTTGACCTCAGCGGCGTCCGGAGCCTCGAAAGCAAGGACAAGTCCTGTGGACCAAAGGATACCGGTATCACCTGTCTCTGCATTGGCAATGAAGGCTCCGGCAATGGTTACCGTGTCATTCATCACAAACTGAATGGCATCACTGGATATGATCCTAGCAGAGGCTGGATCAGTAAAAGTGACCTCTTTCCGGTCCCCAATGTAGTCCGTCAACTCAGTCCAGCCAGCATGGGAATCCAGAGTATCAGCTGCATCTAGGACGGGATTCTCGGCTATCAAACCGAAGTACCAGGTACCCTTCGCCTCACCACCGAAGAAGGTATCCAAGAGATGGTTCTTCCCAGCGTTGACCACGCCATTGTCAAACTGATACTTGGTAACCTTACCCCCAACCTTCACCTCCATGTAGAAGGTTCCCTTTACTGCAATATTCATGATACCTCCATCTCTATTCTAAGCACTCTCGTATGCAGCCCATGACCTGTCAGTGTGTAGTTTGACATGGGGAACCTGCATTTGAAACTGATGCCGTCATGGTCTACATACTTGAATTCATCATGCCTCACAGTTTTGATGAAGGACAACAGGGCAGCTTCCAGGGCTGTACCGGTGATGATGAACGTCGCCACTAGCCTCTTCGGAGATAGTGTGCCAACATGAGTATGTAGATCACCGGACATACTCTTCCGGAAGATAAGCTTCCGATCCACAGTATCACTGTTGCCAAGCTCAGCATTTCTGGCCTGAACAGTAGTGGTAGGCGTGGTATAAGGATGAGACAAAGTTATCATAGATCCTCCACGGTCTCAATCAGGAACTCAAAGGCAACGTCGAAGGCCCCACACTCAAGGTCCTCTTCATCATAGAGGGCTGAGGGAGCATCCTTGGTCCATGACACACCAGCATTGTTAGCGTGTAGTCCACTGATAGTCTCTCGCGTTATTGATCCAGGCCCATCATCCATTGGCCAGTGTGCTATAGGTGATCCAGGTATCAGACCATTGGAGAGATCAGTCACATGGCTGCCAGATAGTGCAGTATTGTAGAGGAGAACATTAGTTATATTCCCCTCGAACGAGGCTGTACCGAATGTGAATGGGGTCTCGGCAGGGATGCTCGGATTCGGTGCTGATACCGTCCCTAGTTGGGTGCCATTGGTGAACAGTTTGAGAGTGCCACTCTCTCGAGACATGACAACATTGTGCCAACTATTGATAGGAATCGCGGTCCCATTGGTATAGTTCTGTACAGTACTTGATCCATTCCAGATGGCCAAATCAACATAGGTCACAGAGTCACCAACAGCCATGCGCATCCTGCCATGATTGGCATGAACGTACCCAGGCTTAATCATTATCCACTCCATCGATGTTTTCTGCCTCTTAACCCACAAGGACAAGGTAAAGTCTCCTGTGCCAAACCCAAAAGAGCTATCAATAGGAGTAGTTATTAACTGACTGGTTGATGTGAAGTTGGCAGAGTATGGAGTAAACGTTCTCAGATCTCGGAGTGTGATGATCTCCTGCTGTGGCGTGATGATCAGCCCAGTGTACCTCTTGCTGAACGCCGTGCAGCCATCCTCCTGATACTCTACATCCATCGTAACGATGTTACCCCACGATGCATCCATCAGTGACCGGAAGTCTGTCAAGTCCTGATTCATCCTGCTGCGTATCTGGATGGTGTCAAAGTCATGCCAGGCAGAATCCCTGAAAAGAGACAACTTGCCTCCACGGGTACGTCGAACAATCATGCTCTGGTCGAACTGCCTTTCATCTTCAACAGGCACAACAGCCCGTAGTGTAGCCTCATAAGAACCATATGATAGTGTTATCATACTGCCAGACTCCCTTGCCGAATCTCACGGCGTATCTGATTCACCAATCGGCGACCGTCATAGTTGACGTTGCCGTGGGTCTGCATCGTGATGTTGATATCCCCAACATTGACACTGCTGCCACTCGCCGCGGACGTCGCCGAGTTGGTGGTCAAGAGCTGATTGAACATCCTTCGGGTGGCACCACCTGACATGACGAACTCTCCAGGGGTGAGGTACCGGCCCTCAGAGCCATAGGATGCTCCTCCAAACTTCCGATTCCCAGTGACATTAGGTCCACTCAAGGCTGCACGCCCTTGGCTTTCCAGGTTTTGAAACATCTTCTGGAGCCTTTGGAACCGGATGATAAGGACTGCTCCCTCACTGTTGATCGCATTAAAACTCTTAGTTACCTTATCCCTGGCAACCGTTTCACCTTTAGCCCACTCCTCTGCCTGATTCATCAATCTCTGTCTACTCTCCAACTCATTCTGAAGGAATTGAACCACGGCGGCACGTCTCTCAAGCTCCTCTTTCATTCTTTCCAAGACAGGTTCACTACGGGCCACTCTGCTGACCTCACTGGTATCACCGGACATAAGCATACCACCCATGCCCAATGCCTGTATTACCTTCCTGTCGGTCTCAAGTGACCGTTCAAGGTCTATTGTGAAAAGGCCTATCTTATCCATCACCTGCTTGTGCTTCTCTATCTCCTCTGCAAGCCCAGCGATATTGTCTGACATGTTCTCGACGAACTCTGTTGCTCTTTCTTGGGCAGTAGTGGCTCGATGATGCTCCTCTATGCTTGCAAGATGGGCAATCAGTGTCTCACTCTGCTGCCTGGCCAGCTTCTCCATAACCTCAGTATCAAAGCCACCTTCCTTGGACAGTTCCCGCAGGCGGTCTGCTCTATCCTCGACAGTACCGGCAATCCTCTTCACCTCTTGGATATGCAGCTCACGCTTCCGCAGGTCGCCAGTAAGCTCCTTAGTAATAATCTCCAAGAGGTTAAGATCCTGCAGCTGCTTCTGGATAGCAGTCATCTCATTCTGGCGTCTTTCCTCCTTAGCCAGACGGACAATAGCCTTTTCCTCTTCCTTCCTTGCCTGATTCCGTAGATCACGAAGCTTGCTCTCCACATCCTGCATTGACCGGAGGTATCGGTCCGGGATGTTCAGGTTGGGGACTTCAATCAGCCTGAGTGATTCCAGCTGCCGTCGAAGCTCGTCAGCCTGAGCCATGATTCCGGATCGTTCACCGCGGTCCTTTGTGATCCTTGCACGGCCTCTAAGCTCCTCTTCCTTGTTGATCAGATCAACCCGCATTTCATGGGTTTTCTTATTCTCTGCAATGATGTCTTTCTGGAGCTTACGGTAGGCCAGCAGAGCCTTATCGAGCTCACCAGTTAGTCTTTGCAGATCTACATGGTCACCAAGGTTGAAAGCCTGCTGGAGTTCCTCCTCGATCTTCTTGATCTGGTTCAACCAGAGGTCAGCCTGCTGCTCGATACCTGCATCATCCAGCAGGAAGCGGAACATCTGATCCTCAGTTCGGAGCCTCATGCCAGTGATAGCCGAGTTGATGTTCTCCTGTATCCGACCCAGGGATTCAATCTCAGCCTGCAGATCCTTAATCTTATTCTTGGCATGTTCTGTACTGTTGCGGAACTCCTCCTCAAGCAGACCGGCGAACTTGCTGACATCCTTACCAGACTCCTCCATCGAGTCCTCAATCTCGCCTTTGAGAGCAGTGAACGTACTGTCAATCTGTGCCTGGGTCGAGGCCAGCAGCTGCTCCAGCTCTCTGGTGGTGGTAGCTAGAGCCTTTCCTGCCTCTATGCCATACCTGGTCCATTTCTTGGTATTCTCTTCAATCTCTTGCTGTTGAGCCGCCATTACCTTGTTGATTACCACGGAGGCAATAGTGATAGCCCCAATGATACCAGACATCGCGACATGAGCCTTAACCAGGAGCCCGAACTTAATGACTAAGAGGCCAATAACGGGTATTGCTGAGATCTGCATGAAACGGATCAGGTCTTGGAGCCTGTTGTTCAGTCCACCGACTGCCTGATCCAATGTCAGCACTGATTTCAACATCTTCGGACCTACATCCAGCAGGAAGGTATTACGCATTGCAGTGGTGATCTGCCTCCACTGAATAGCATGTGATTGGAGGATCTCCTCCGCCCTTTGCTTATAGGCTTCCGTTGATCCCTCAATAGCCTGGATGTAGTCTTGCAGTCGTTTCAGTCCACGTCGATCTGTGAACTCCATCACAGCACCCAAACCACGGATACGCTGAATCAGGTCTGTGGTGACCTCAACATTGCCTTGGGTGTGATGCATCATCGCTTCATAGGCTTTTCCCATGTCACCCATTGTGTGAATCAGCTCTCGACCGGAGCTTACACCCATCTCTTGAAATAGTTTCCTCATCTCTTTGGTAGGGATAATCAGCTTAATGAAGATGTTTCTGAGCTGTGTCACAGCCTCGGAGGAGCTCATGCCAAGCCGTGTGAGTGAGGCTATCTGTGCAAGCAGGTCATCAATAGAAACTCCCAACTGGGCAGCAATAGGCGTTACCTGGCCGAGGTCATTGCCAAGATCAACCAAACGTACACGACCTAGCTTAATTGTCTCTAAAAGCTTGGCTGATATCTTGTCAGCCTTGTCAATATTCATTCGGTAGGCATTGATGACCGCGGCCAGTGCATTCACTGCATCAGTTTGAGTACCAACAGCAGCCATAGCCAACATAGAGGCTTGCTTGACAAACTCCACTGCCTCAGTCCCCTGAGCAATCTGATTGGAGATCGTCTGGTATGCAGCTTCTGCGATCTGATGCATCGGTGCACCATACAGTTCCGAAACAACTCGCAACTCTGCACCCCAGTCACTTGTACTCTTAGTGAGGTCTGTGCTGATTACCCGAATTTCTGCTAGCTTCAGCTGTAGCTCGGTAGCATCAGTGATAGCTCTTCGTAGATGCTGACTGAGGAGGGAGACAGTCTGATGCAGAATCTGTACCGTAAGCAGTCGAACCAGACTCTCCCAAGAGAGCAATAATCCCTTAGAGTTAGTATCAGCCTCCTTAACTCTTCTGGAGAGATTATTAGTAGCAGCCGCAGCCTCAGTCTGGGCAGCAACAAGCTGTTTGGCAGCAACTACATTAGTGTTCGTTGCAACCGTTGACCGATCCTTAGCAGTGGCTGCATTACGGTTTGCGGCAGCATACTGCTCAGCGGCAGCGGCTCCCTTTGAGTACATGGTAGCCAGACCAGTCAGTGATGTTGTAGTCCTGGCTGCTGCTTGACTTTGCCCACCAAGTGACTCACGCATCCTGTCAAAGGCACCAGCTGTTGATACAGTCCTGGAGACCAAACGCCCCATTATGACTTCGAGATTGTTGTAAGGATTGACAACCCTCTGCAGTGCAGCTTGTGCATCCTTCAAGGACTTTGTCTGCCTCTCCAGGGTGGCATTAACCCTATCTACCTCAGTGATGACAGCAGACATGTCCGCTGATGCTTTGATTAGTTCAATGTTCATTTGGTTACCTTATTACTGCTGTCCGGAAAACTGCCGACATGTCAGCCAACTTTGATGCAGAATCAGTGAAGGCCGCAACAGCATCCACATTCGTCTGCCACTGGTCCTCCCAGTATGCCCACTGAAACACTTGTATGGAATAGCTGAAGGTCATCAAAGGCTTTCTTACAGAACCTAACTCGTAAACAAATGCATGCTGCCCAAACTCTGCACCCAGCTCTGGGCTCTTATATAGGTCTTTATGATATTTACCATCGATAGTTGTAACACCCTTACGGGGTGCACGGCGTCCAATAATAATGCGGCCCGTGCCGACGCCACCAACCGCATCCATTAACGGAGCGATTGATGACGCCGACATGCCTGTATCAACGTGTATTCCTTCGAGGACGGCCTCTGCCCAGGCCATAACATTCCTGCTCCACCAGAGCCGAGCTTCTTTGTAGAAGGCATCATAGACAGCCTTATCTACTTTCAGCTTCTTGTACTCATAATGTAGTCTTACTGGCATGTTCTTGATCCTCGTAGTCCCTTAACATATGGTAAGATAGTACCATTGCCTGTGTAGCCGGTGTATTATCTTCCCATTTTCTTTCAACGTCTGGCGGTAGCAGCCCGAACCTTTCGCAAGCCCGATAGATGGTGTACTCCATCTTTCGATACTTTGGCAGCACTCGTCTTACTGCGCCGCTACCTGACCAGCTAAAAAACGCTTCTCTGCCTGATCCAGCACAGTCTGATTGAGTCCGTTTGCGGTCATCACTCCATCGATGATTCGTACGACCTCGAACTCACTGAAGCCACTGTCAATCAACTCCTGATTGAAGTTGCCCCAGGTCTCAGGGTCGTTCCGGTCCACGGTTTCCCACTCCAGTCCTGGGGTAGCTGACAGGGATTCCAGAACCAGCCATGTCGATTTCCGTTCGGCCCACGTTGAGATCGCGGCCTCATAGGAAGGATCCTTAATCATGGCCTCCTTATGCCCATCAGGGAATGTTTTCATCTGAGGGACTGGCCTTGGACACACTTCCTCAAACCCCTTGTAGCTGGGTACACCCCTCGCAATGAGGATGATATCACCATCTTGCCGAGGGAGAATTACTCTAACAGTGTTGATACCTTCGAGCTTCTTGCCATCAATTTTCATCTCTACCTACCTTCTGATAATAATAATACTTGACTCTCATAGGGGCGGTGACCAGACAGCCTGGTCACCGCCATCGCTCTCTTAGCTCGTCTGCGCTTCACGAACAATCACAGGCTCAACCACGTTGCAGTGCCCCGTAATCGTGATGTTCTCCGGCGAACGGATATCGAAATCCACCTGCTCATACCGGAAGTCCGGCAGAGTGATGAGTTCCATATCACCGCACATCGAAGGAACAGGCCGGTAATCAATCACGATGTTGACCGCGAAAGGCCGACACTGATCACTGTCCGTACTCAACCATGCCGCCGCTGCGTTTTTGCGTTTGATTACATCAACGACAGTCGGCACGCCACCTGAACCAGTGGTGCCGACAATGTACTCCCACATGAAGGCAAGGTTGACCTCAAGGGGTGCCTCATCCTCATTACGTACATCATCCAGCTGCCCACGGTCCAGAATGTACCGCCGCTCTTTCCGCTCCGTCCAGCTCACAGTACCTTCACCGATTTTCACGGTGATACTGTTTACCGGATTCGACCCATCCTCAATCTTGATCTCAGCGTTCTTGAGATCAAAGAGTGCGAATGGCACAATCCATAACTCATTCATGTTGCCTTCTCCTAACTTACCTGACCCTTACCTTACCTGGTCTGATCTAACCTAACCATCACTGTTGCTAAAGGACAAACCTATAACGTCCTGCCACTGCTGCTCGCTGTATAAGTATGTGCGTGTTCAACTGGCCAAGCTGATACACTCTCACATTCCGACCCTTGTGATCTGCAATCAATGTTGCACAGGTCAAGAGACTGGCTCCAGAATATATCGGCAACGAGTTGTCAAACTTGTTACCAATGAAACCAGCTATCTCCATCGATCGATGGAAATTTTGTACCATTGCGACCTGGACCATTATGTTAATCGCAAACTCGTAAGAGGCTGACCCACTGCTCTTAATCTCGTCAGGTCCATCAAGCCGAAGCTCAATGAACTCCTCCATCTTCGTGTCTCTTGTCTGTCCCTCGACAAACATATGCAGACCAACTATTTTCACATGCTGATCAAAATGCTTGCCGACTGATGCAAGAATCCACTTTGGCAGATTATTGTCCATATCAACCCCTCACCATCGGTGACTGTCCAGTCAGTACATGGTAAGACCGATCGTCAATGGTCCGTCCCACATGCTTGAAGTCATACCTTACACCATCGACCAGCGCGTAGTCATTCGTCGTAAGTTTCACGTTCCGCGGAACCCTGGAGCCCCGTATAATCATTGGCGTCGCCAGTTCATCATAGTGTGCGCCCTGCACAAAGTTTCGGGACATAGACAAGTATGCCGCGTTGTAGAGATGCTTCCGCACCTCGACCTCGGGGAGTACGATTGCCTGTATCATGAACCTTAATGTGTTGGGTATAGAGAGCCCCTGCTCAACGTTGTTGACAACATCTAACAGATGGACCACCTCTATCCGCCTCTTGTACTGCCTCTCAAGTGTGTACAGGATGCGCGTCACAAGTAGATTATTGGCTATGCCTGACATAACAGTCCTTACCAGGAGGTTGGATACTGGCCGTCACTGACCAGTATCCTTCCGTTTCCTCTTATGCGAACAGTACGCCACCCAGGTTGGTATCCAGGGTCTTGACACCGGCCAGCAGATCCAGTGTAACCTGGGTCGCCTGCTTGGTCATGTTGTAACCCATCGTTGCACGGATAGACAGGCCATTATAGCTTGCCACCGCGGACCACACGCCGACACCCGCGCGAGGCAGAGCCAACGGACGCGTGACCAGGGCCACAGCGTTTCGATGGAAGCCCCAGCAGTACTCACCCGCAGGTCCGAGATTGACGTTGGCCTCGTGAGCCACGGCAGTATCAAGCGAGCGGTTCAGGAGCACACCAGTTGTGGTCGGGATACCGACTGCTCCATAGAACTCCGCGGCCGTCCCGAAGGCGATCAGCTGGCCACCCTTGGGTGCCACACTGAAGTCCTTGACAGTCAGGTTCTTGGTGTAATACTGAGCATACCCACTCGGGCTATTGTCAACTCGGCCAGGCGTGTAGATCGTGATCGCAGCCGCATGATCCACTGCATAACGAAGCCCAGGGCTGATGCTGATCTGTACCACATCACCGCCGGAGTTCGTCACCACGGCCACCACATGCAGCGGGGTCATGTCACCCGCAATCGTGATGAAGGAACCGAGGAGGCGTGTTGGTGATCCGGTGTATCCATTCACCGTCAGCTCATTGTCTCCGACGCCGTACCCACCGACGTTATTGATGGCACCACTCGTATTGACCGTATTACCGGCCGGAATGGTTGCTGCGTTCTGGCTGGTGAAAGTATCAAAGCCGTACTTACGGCCGAGATGCCCCTCACGCAGAGCCGAACCATCATCACCGACGGAGTTCGCGTTCACGAAGTCACCAACCTTCAGGAAGGCACCTTCCACATTCGGTGTAACGATCAGTCGACGTCCCGAAGGCGGGCACTTGCTGTTCGTCAGGGCCGTACGCAGGTCAACAATCGGACCACCGGTGGCAATGGCAGACAGGCTTCCAAGCTTACCGGCATAGTTCCCCATGAAGTTATACGCTTCACCCAGGACCACCTGATCGATTGCCTGCGCGACCGCGGACAGAGCCGGGCCAGCGTGGAACTCAATTAGGTCCTTCATCGACTTCGACTCTTCCCCATCATAGATGAGGAACGAGACGTGCCAGTGCTGATTCAGGTGCACAGGCACATTTGGAGCCGACGCATCCTGAAGCTCGACGTCATCACCGTCGACCTTACGTTTGGCCTCGAAGCCTGCCGGACGACGTGTATTTACCACATCACCGAAGCTTGCAATCTCGTCCTCGAAGTCACGGTGTACGAGCATGCCCGCCACCATCGTATTCTCAAGGAAGATCAGCGACTCCTGTGCCCACACTTCCGGGATCATCGATGTGTTGTCATTGTCATATGCGATGATCCACAATCCAAACACTTCATCTTTCATCTGTTCTCTCCTTACTGGCTGCTTTTCAGGCTAACCAGCGTTGTTGTTACCCAAGGTCGATCTGACCTTTGGCTTTTGCTGCCCTGTATGCTTTGGCATCCTTGGCGACAGATGCAATATCGACGCTACCGCCGCGTGCACCACCACCACGATGACCAATTCCGCCAACACCATCGCTCTGGAATAAGTTCGAGAATTCATCCATATCGGCCATGCGTTTTACCGCGTCAGCTATACTGAGTTTGAGCGTAATGTGTTTACCATCCTTGTCTGTATCATTGAAGGAGACCTGCGGTACCAGTTGGCCCATCGGGTTCCCGTCGTCATCGAGAGCTTCCTCCAACACTGTGGAGGGCCTCAATATTGCTGCAATCTGATTGTGGTTGTAGGCTTTGTGTGTCGTTGACGCCGCGATGATATCAGTCTGGATTCGCGTATCAGCATAAAGGCCCTTCCACTTCTCAGAATCACTCTTTGTCTCGTCCAAGGCTTGCTTATACTGTTTCTCCTGTTTTTCCCTTTCTCTTTTCTGCAGTTCCTCTTTCGTCATATGCTCGGCCTGAAGCTTCTCCAGCTTCTCATCCAGCTCCCGACGTTCGTCAGCAGTCATCTTGCTTTTTGTCCGGAGAGCCTTCATCTCATTCATCAGACTCTGCTGAGTGGCCTGGAACTTCTTCCGTTCCTCGGACAGAATCTTGTCCACCTCGGCCTTGGTCAGGGTCCCACCGCCAGTATCATCTCCGCCTTCGCCGCCACCTTCGCCACCACCTTCGCCTTCGCCACCACCTTCGCCTTCGCCCTCATAGGGGATCAACCACACAAGTTCGTCATACTTTTCATACTTATTCATTGCTGCTCCTTATACCTTACTGAGTGTAATCTGTCGCTTGCCAGACAAGTACGGTTGAATGTATCGCCAAGCTATTGGGCTTGTGATGCCATTGATAATGTACTCAGCCAGCACTCTCGGCTCAAACGCCATCTTCACATTTGCGTACGTTTGTGATAATGCACGCAGATTCTCCTGCTCTAATATTGGATCACGCCCCTCCAGTAATGAAAGAGCCTCCTCACAGCATGCTATCTTGATACCCTCCGGTATCTCTGCAACACCTCCTCTCGGCCATTCCCTCTCTTGACTTACCTCTGTCTTACTTGAAATGAATGATAGACAATCAATAGCTCTGGTAGCTGTCACAAGTGAGGCAAGCTTCTCCTCTGTCTCTGCATCCAGCCAGTATTCATTGTGGATTCTTGTTTCAAAGAAAGCGTCTGCATCTTCAACTGTCACATAAGGGTTCATTGTGCCTCACCTCTCTTACCTGATCTCGTATCCTGGTCAAGATCCGTGACTTTCTCCTTTTGTACCCTGTCACTGTTCTTGTCCTCATCCAAGTCGCCCGCTCCTCTGGGATGATTGGCAGCATTAGTTTGGGCCTGAACAATACGGGCTGCACGTTTCGCATGATCCTCAGCGGCCTGCTTGACATCACCTTCAGGGTAGCCAATCAGCTTAGCTGCCAGCTCGTCACTGACCAGACCCTCACGATGTGCCTCGATGATCATCTTCACTCCAGACAAAATGATTGGCTTACTGTCTATCTCGTCATAGATTGCCTGCATCCTGTCATCCTTAATCTTGTCAGACAGGAGGACACGCATGGCATGTTTGACCATCTCCTTACGGTAGGACTCAAGAGTGACCTTCTCTGCCTGCTCAATGTACTTCTCAGCCTCGGCAATGCGCTCATCGTCACTCTTTGGGTCATAGTTGGTAGGATACTGAACCATGATACTGACATCAGACACATTGTCATACTGTGCCCAGTGGGAAATAGTGTCACGCTCAGCAAACTCAATCTCCATTCCGATGTATGACAGTCCACTCTCCAGGCCGCGAAAGTCCAGCTTCTTGGAGTCAGCACTGGCTCTAGTAGGCTCAAGGGTCGAGAGATTAAGGTTAATCAGTTTGCGGATATCACTCCTGATTGTAGACTCCTTCTCCATTGATGCCCTCAGAGGTTCAGGTGAAGGATTGATGAAGTCTGGTCTCTCTGTCCCTGTAGGATACCGTCTACCAACAGTGTGTCCTGTCTTGACATTCAGGTCTCTCTTAGTGGTCTCATCGACAGCACCAGAGTCGTCACCATCTGCCGTGAAAGCACCCCTGGCATATGTATCATTGCGTGGATCATACTGCTCTGTATAGAAAGCAAAGTTTCCACGGATCGAGTACGTAACATCACTCGATTCCATGTTCAAGAGTGCCACTTGATAGTCGGCAATATTCTTAAGCAGGGGCCGAGATGTATCCAGGATCGTAAAAGGTATCCTCCCCAAATCAAGAGTGACTTGATTCTCTTGAGTCATGTGTGTGTCGAAGAGTGTAACCACCACCCCAGAATCAGTTAATTGGAACAGTTTGTAGGCAGTTTCAGTGCCCGTCACCAGACCATACTTTTCGTCAAAAGTATCCTTCTCATAACTGAGTAGCAATCTGGTCAGTTGCTCATTATCATCATAGGTCCATGAAAGAATGTCCTCTGTGGCTACGATGTACATATAAGGATGATACTGCATCCTTTCAGCCTTGGTTTTGGCTGTCTCATAGAGAGGACTGCGGTCGACAAAGATACCGACCCTGCCAAGAAATAAAAGCTCAGTCAGAACAATCCGACCCATGAAGCTGTTCATCGACAGACTGCGATTGTCGACTCCCTTATAGTCACCTGTCTTGCAGAGATTGAAACTCTCCACATTGGTTACCCGTACAATGTCACGCATACGCTGGTAGATGGTATTCCTGATATCTACCAGGGCGGCCTCGGCATGTCCAGGACAGTAGGCCATCTTCTTCCTTCGTGCAAAGTCTGTCTGATCTTCACGATCAGAGAACATCTCCAGGTACTTATTGACGAAAGTCCTTCCTCCTTCAAGGACATGACGGAACTTTGTCCAGTCATCGATACTTTTATCGTAGAAGGGATGCGTCAGTTCGTGTCTTTTAATCAGTTTCATATTTTGTCCATATCCTGGCTACTGCCACCTTTGAGGGCTAACTCTAGTGCAATCTCCGAATAATTTCTGGCATGTGCAAAGTGGTCTTGCTTACTGCCACAAACATAACGGCCCGTCGGGTTCCCTTGTGAATCCTTCTCATAGATTCTTGTTAATGCCTGCATATGATTCTTGTAGTCAAGGGATATATCAGCAGGGAGTCTAATTGTCCCACGCTTGAATCTCATGAGGGATGAATCAAGCCAGGGTGTCCGGCCAACTGATATTGTCATCTTCTCCCGGTCCTCACGTATAAACTTCGTGGCTGTTGCATCAGCATAAAAACAAAGACTGACAATTCCGAAGAATCTCTGGGCAAACTCCATAGCCTTACGTGCCTCTGGTTGTGCATCAATAACACAGTGGGTAATACGAAACTTCCGCATCAGGTCATCGAGCTCCTCAAACTGCTCAACCTTGCACTCCTGTATAACCTGAGCGATTGTGGAGTTGGAATAATCATAGACAATCTTTTTATTGCTAGTTCTCAGGTACTCGGTGATCTCTACATAGAGCCACTTCGGGCCAACGTCAACCCCCATTGTGTACCACCCTGGGCGCGTAACCCTGTCAATCTTGCTGGAGCCACCAATGGCATCCTTCACATCTGACTCCAGTACCTTTGCACCATCAACAGTATGACATTCACCGAGCTTAGAATTGTACAGTTCCTGCTCTTCTACTGGGTCATTTGATGCACGAATCACCTTACCGGCAATCACGGCTGGCCGAGCACGGTAAGCCATTGAGTATAGCTGATTCACACCTAATCCACGGACAGGTGCATCACTGACTTCCGGCACCCACTGACAGTTGCTCTCAGCCAACCAGATGGGCTTCTCTTCATTATCAAGAACTCCTTTACAATGTGTGCAGATCAGGTGACTCTCTTCCAGCCTTGGGTCGTTCTCCTTCTCGGCAGTAATGACAAGTGATTCAGGGAATCGGAGATAGTCAAACTTACCGCAGTGAGGGCATTTGAAGAAATACTTATCCATTGAAGATTGCTGCCAATAGACATCAATTCCGTGGTCCTCGATCGTTGGCGTGGAAAGCATCATCTCGCGTGCTATGTTTTGGCCGGATGTGCGCTCACGGGCCAAGACAACAATCTCTGGATTCATCTCGTCAAGCTCGTCAAAAATCATTTCAGAGGCAGGAACAGATTTGGCCTGTGACCTAGACCGTGCGCCACGGATGAACAAGCTGGCATTTCCTGCACGCTTGTGTCCAACATTCCGAACATCAGAGAACAGATTCTGGAGATGTGGGGACATATCCAAAGCAGGGTCAAAACGGGCTGCGGAGAAGTTGGTAGCATCTGGTGTAGATGTTGGCAGATAATAGAGAACATTGGAGCCGAGGATGTCAATAGTATAGAAAGCACGATTCAGAGCTGCCTCTGTGAACCCAGTCTGTGCAGCCTTTTTGCAAACGAGCAACTCCGCCGGACAATCATGAGCCTCTCTAGTCCAGGGGTGATGAAGGAAGCTGTATGGTCCTGGAAATGGAGGACCCATCACCCGATACAGTTCCGCCCACTGACTGCAGCTTTGAATAGACTGCCGTTGGAGGCCAGTCTTTAGTCTGTTGCGGAATAGTTGTCCTAGATTCTGGTTCACAATACACCTTTCACTGGAGGCAAACAGTTCGGGTGAGGCATACTTGAATCTGGCTTCACACGAATTACATCACCCCTCATTCGCCGATACAGGACTTGGCCATCTGGATCTTTCCATACAGGCATACCAGCCGATTCCAAATCAAGGAACAACTGATGTGGGTTCTCGGACGCACGACATAGTTTCCACATTTCCACATCTTTGTTCACGGTCTTAGCCTTCCCATTTGATGTTCTTCCATAACTATCCACCCAATACTGGAGCCAGTTAGGGAGATTGTCAGCATAACATATTGAGACAAGTTCATGCACAGCCCAGTCACCCCAAACGGAGATGATATGAGTATCACCACCAGCTGACCTTCCATCTCGCAGATGGGACTTCCATCCAAGGACATAATCCTTACCAAGGAACTCATGCCAAAATTGCCCGAACTCTGAGTGATTATGGATCATGTAGCGATACAGGAATCTCTCCATGCCATCTTCGATGACGTTACGGAACTCAGCAGTATCCCTGTTCTCATTGACCCATGCCCACATCCATGATGCAAACTGCTTTGTGTAACCAATCATGTCACCGCCGGCAATATTCTTACCGAGAGTGGGTAGATCCGATCGACAAATGAATCCTCGGCTCTTAGATATGGCTACAGGCATTGCAGATACATCACCTATGATGATGTTGTCCAAGTCAAAGGTTATGAACGTTCTACCATGTTGTGTGTATTTTGGATTATACATAGAGAGCTTGTGGAGATTGCCTTTGGGGCACGGAGTCTCAAGCTTCTGCCACTGGCACTCTGGTATCACTCCTGCAATAGGCTCTGGCGAGATGTAGAACATCTTGTGCTTAACTTTCATATTCCTGCCCACACTGACTGCCAGTTTGTTGATATAGTTAGCCTTCATCCCTGAATCAACAGGTAGTTCTCTTCGTACATCAGTGGCCTTTAGCGTGTCCCTGGTGTGGTATGGGTACTCACCCCAAGCACAGACACCACAAACTAGTCCATTGTCGCCAAGCATCTCGTTGTACTCATATAATAGGATTGGCAGGTCATGTGGATCATTATTGATTGAACAGTTCAGTCCTCTCTTGTATGACTCCAAGGCCACCCCCTTGAGAATCCTCTCATAGTCCCCTACTGGGTCAGAGTAGCCAGCCTTAACCTTGATGCCCCTGACAAAGAATCTTTTGAATACTTGAAACTGAGTAGGGTCGTCAAAATGGGTACCAACCACAGCGTCGGAGGCCCAACGAGGGCAGCCAGCATCTTTTGCTCTTTGCTCAGCATCCCTGTCGGTACAAATTGAGTCCTGATACCATCCAGCTGCCACCATCCAAGACTTGGTGACCACCTTCAGACTACCAATCACCTTACTGACATAAGGATCATACAGACGAAAATACATGGCCTTATGGGTGTGGGTTAGTCCTTCATTAAAGGCTGACCAAAAGGCACAAGTATCAAGGTCCATGTCGCCGTCCAACATCACTACCCAGTCTGATCCAGAATCAAAACACTTCTGAACCGTCTGATTGATTGCCACATGGTATGGCGCAACATTCTCTGCAATGTGGACACAATGGAAGCGTGAGAGTTCCGGACTGGCCAGAAGTCTCGCACACTGTGGCTCACCACATCTCAAGAGGGCTATACCTACCTTGACACCATTCACAATAACCTCACTGCCTTTCGGAGCCTAAGATACATAATCTCTGATGTCTGAAAATCTGTCTGAGTATCAATGTCCATTGACTCAATGTCATCAGTCTTGACAAACATGGGGACTGTGCCAACAACGTTACCAGTCAGCATCATGTTCAGCTTACTGATGATTGAGCAGGCAAACGTGATCCTTACAATATTTGGAAGATCCTGTGAGCGGGGCTGTGCGGCAGGGGTATAGTTCAATGGTGTGCCATCCTGCCACAGGAACTCCTTCACGTCTGCCACTGTATTGACACTCACCGGACCCTCCGAGCAGAAATCCTGGAACAGTCTCTTACATTCAGATAATGTCTGATCTTTAATCATAGGATTGGTTGCATTACAATATGCAACTATGTCACCAGGGAAGTTACGTGCCATGTGTCTATAGACTTCGGACATAGGTGTGTTTGAATGACAGTATGCTGCATCCCTCTTAATTGCTGTTGCACCTAGACTTGATGCAAGATCAAGCATCCTTGAGTCATCAGAACTCACCACCACGCCATCAAAGATCTTCAAGCACTGTCGTACCTTAATCTCCAATAGTGAGGAGTCAGCGAAAGGACGGATATTCTTATCCTTCACCCTCTCACTGCCGCTTCTGACAGCTATCAAAGCTTTGATTGATGGTTTCATAGTGCCCCTAGATACGTCACGCGTTCCATCTGGATGCTGGACTGTTCTGACAGGATTGTGACTCTGATCCCCAATCCTCTTAGCCACCTGTCATAATCTGCACTGGCCTCAATAGTCTTTGTGATTTCCCAGTCAGGAGTAACCGCTGCCCCTCCCTCAGGGGTGATTGCATGACTACGGTCAGACATATCCCACCCGACCACTACGATATCTTTGAACCCATCGTTGATTGCCATTGGGATTACTATCTCAAACATGATACCAGGACCCCAAGGGCGGATGCGGTTATGCATCAGTGACGATTCCCAATCAAGAGTGTTGACAAGGCCATCCTTTCCTTGGAGCTCATGCCATTCATAGTCTGGTGGCATAATATCACGAAAGCAGGAGCGGCTAACTGCATAACTTCGGGGAATCCCTATTCCTTGATAGTCAGCCAAATTGACATTATTGATAAAATGATACTGTGACTCAGGGGCAGCACAAATTGCCTGCTTTACAGCCATCGGTGTACGTACCTTACACAGTGTCGCTATCTGCCTTGATGTCAAATCATTCAGAGATGGACCATTACTGAATATCACTGCTCTCATACAGCCTCCTTATCCCCCGTATGGGAGAAGCCCGAACTGGCTTGCCAGAATCAGAATAGTGCAGATCAGGATGGCGAGGCGCGTGAGATCACGTACCGCAAACCCTGAGACCTCGAATCCCCCAGGCAGCCTGATCTTTGTTGTCGGGTAATGCCTGTCACGCAACGGGCACTGGGTAGTATGCTGATCCAGCTCGTCCACTGTGACCAGCCCCTGCGAGATCACTGTGACCAGCAGCTTTGTCACGCGACCAAGCACCTTCCCTTGTAGGGATATATTCTCGGAATCCCCATTGGTCAGCTTGGCCGCGTCCATTGTCAAGGCGTCCATTTCCAGCCTCTCAAGATCAGTCAGTTTGGGCATACCGCACTCCTCATAAAGATGGGTGACACCGCTGTCCACGTTGCCCCCAAGGGTTTCATTACTGGCGAGAGATTCAAAAGTCCGGGCGATACCGCGTATGCCTCGATGCGTTCAAGAAGTCTGGTTCCTCCTTGCAGTGCTGCCATAAAACCCAGCTCGGAACATATCCATGCATCTTCCCTTTGTCGATCACGACGTGTAAGAAAAGAGATGAGTGCACGGAAGTCATATTTCTTCCCTACCTGCTCTTCGAGGAAGTCGTGTGCCTTGAATCCATCACAGGTGACCGTGTACAGGTCAATCTTCGTATTGGGTGTATGCCCCTCGGCAATTCCTCGCCTCTTGTAGATGCTGCCACGAGGAGGCATCACAGACCCCCACGCTTCGTAGAGAGTACACTGAGCCAGCCAGTCGGACATGCCTGAGGATATGACTGCCTCTGTCAAGCCGCTGGCCAGCATGACTGCCGTGTGGCTGATTTCAGACCGTTGCTGCCATCGGATCATTTTGGATAACATAGATTTTCCATGATACTGTGCAATAATGATCATGTCTTTCTCCTTCGCTAATCAGCGTGCTTCTGGCCAGTTCTTGTTATCATGATTGACAATGGGTATCCGCTCACCAACACCGCCCCATGCAATCTCGGGACGGATAAAGTGTGATACATCGCCGCTGGGTGACCGCTTGTTGAATACCATTACAATCGTCCCTGATCCAGTGTTGAATGATGCGGCCCGGAGGGCATACTCCTCACCGCTCCACGGCAATGTCCACTCAGCCCAGCCACCCACAATACGGTGCGGAGGCCGATGGTTGTTCGCAGCCCCCCAGCCAGCCGCGCTCGTGTCGTCTGGATCGACATGCTGGTGATGTCGAGCAGTAATTACCGAGTACCCAACGGGCAGCAAATCCGCCCGCACACGCAGCACAGCGTGCCCCTGCCCATCATCTGGCACCCACTGCATCAAGGACGTGACGGGTTGTTCAGGTGGAGGAGGCAATGGCAGCAGAGGGTCGTCTGACTCCTGTGGCTGTTCTGGCTGTTCTGGCTGTTCTGGCTGCTCGGCTGGCGGCTGCTCTATCTCTACCGGATTGCGCCAGTCTTTATACCATTCTGCCGCACGACGCGCTGTGGCGCATCCTGAGCAGTTTAGAAGCGTTG